GCTGCTTGTTATAGGTGTCTAACTCTTTGTCAGTCATTATTATCATTATACCGTGAAAATATTAAGGCCCCACACAGGCAATTCACCTGACTTGCGCCACGGTCTCTATCCAATGGGTAACTAATCCATCACTAAGGTCCTGTGTGGGACAACTATATTGTAACATAGTAATGGAGCAGTTTATGGACTTGCTCAGGTCTCCCAGGGTGCGACCCTGGCTTATCCGTACTCAGCAATAAGGTTGCTAAAAGCAACTGCATGTATCATGACGGAATACTATCTATTATACTATTGAATTTCGATAGTTTTTGGCTTCTTTTCTTCTGGGATAATTCGCTCAATTTTAACCTTGAGTAATCCGTCCCTAAGAGATGCACCAGCAACCTCCATATATTCACCAAGGGCAAAAAACTTTCTAAAACTTCTAGAAGCAATGCCTTTGTGAACAAATGAAGTTTCTTCTTCATCAATTTTTAAGCCGTGAATGTCAAGTTGATTTCCATGCAAATTCACATCGATCTCTTCTTTTGAGAATCCTGCTACCGCAAGTTCGATTACATAGTTATCTTCATTGATTTTAATTAAGTTGTGTGGTGGATAATTTGTTGAAAATATCTCTGTATTATCCTTCATTCTTTGGATATCTTTTCCAAAGCCAATAAAAAATGGATCATTAAAAAGATCCAGTGCTGTTTTTACCATATTATTCCCCTTTCAAGCGAATAAGTTAATTCCCCCCATTTGGGCAGGCAATAATATTATAACATAGAAAAGCAGGCCTGTCAAATAACAAGCCTGCCAGTCTATAGTAGTATTACTTTACTTGCTGAGTCTTGCCTCCGCCAGACGACTTCTTTGCAGGAGCCTTCTTTGCGGTCTTCTTAACAACCTTAGCAGTCTTAACTGCTCTGTCTACCTCTTCTACAGATGGCATCTTGCCGAATGCAGGATCGTTAGGGTTGGCTGCTCTCAATACAACGGGCACAAGTGCTCCAAGTAGTGAGTATGCTAGTGTCTTAGGGTCAGTTACACCAGAAGCATACATTGCTGTTGCTGCTCCAAGAACTGATCTTCCGTATGACGCTAGTGCGTTTTTGATTTGTTGGTTCATTTTTTTCCTCCTAGGATATTTATTAATTTGTTAGTTTGTTACTAACAAAACCTTTTCTTGATTCTACATACTGCTTAATAAATGGAACTATTACATCTACTTCTTCAGATGGAACAGCATTAATAAGCATATGGTTTATGCCCCTGCTTTCGAGAGTTCTTACAAGATCGTCAAACTGTTCGTATGTAAAGTAGGCAGCATCTAAAACGGGCTGTGGGATCTCTCCCTTTCTCCACACTGGTCGAACTACGTGGTTTGTTAATAGGTCAAGTTCTTCTTCTGTTTTTCTAATAATGGGAGTAATTGCAATCATCACTTCTATACCGTCTAGTTCCAGAGGAATAGATATAGAGGAATCTTTTAAGAAGTCAGACCATCCACCACGAGCATAGATATGGTATGGCAGAATAATTTTATGGCCATACTTTTTTACTGTTTCAAACACATAACTGTTAGTTGTTGAAACATAGACATCTAATTTGTTTTTATGGTTTGGGTCACGCCAGTATCCTGGAGACTCCTTATCTTGGTCCATATCATTTAATACGTTAAGAAACTCTATCATATAGTTTGATCTATCAAGAGCACTAGACTTGTCATTGACATCTCCAACAACACCACCAACACCATCTTCGTGGTCTTTTATATATCCAGAAATTAAATTGATCTGAAGTCTGCCTCTATCTATCTTGTCCATTGATCTATTAATCATAGAAAGATACTGAGGGGAAATTGTGTATGGACGGATAGCAACTAAGTATTTTATATCTTCACCCTGCTTTATATCTTTTGCAGTTTTAACAAACATGTCTCCTTCTGGAATATCATGCGTAAACATTACTCCAGAAAAGTTATTTTTGTTTAGGTTTGAAGGAGACTTTGTGTTTTCTGTATCACCCATTACTCCACCAAAATAATAGAATTTCATCACACTATTCTATCATAATCTTCTGGTAGAAGGGTTTTTAACTTTTCAAATTCTGAAGAGATTTTTTTTAGAGCAAAGTCATGAGGAGCAATCATCCCATCAACTGCTGAGCCATACTTATTGTAGTAATCAATCTGTGGACCAACCTCATCAATAAATAACTTTAGTCCAGACTGGACTTCTTCTATGTATTGATATGCCCAATCACGAGAATCTGAAACAAATTTTAAAAAATCTTCATTAGACTGATCTTTATCTGTTTTATTTATATTCCTGGTTAATTGCTGCATCAACAAAGCCTCTAAAGTTTTAGCGATAAGAACCTTGTTAGCCCTTTTTTGTAGAACATATAGGGATAAGAAAAGCAAGGTTAAAGAAGACAAGATACATATAAAAATTAACTCAATCATAGTTCTTTTCCACCCTCTCTTACTAATAGAACAATCGCTCCATTATCTTCTAGTGCTTTTTTAACACGGATCATATACTCTACAGCCTGCTTTTTAAGTTCAACTGTTTCTAAAGACATAAAGTCTTTTTCTTTTGCTTTTACAGTTATGAATGTGTCATTATCTACTAACTCTAAAGAAAATCCTTCAGGACATCTAAGAGATCTGAACGCTCTTCTCATTTGATCTGTATACATATTACTCCATTGTTAGGGACTGCCATGTTATTCCCCAGTCGGTCTTTGTTTTATGGCTAGAAAATTCTTTTGATATTTCTCCATTTTCTAAGTACACTCCACCCCAAACTCCCCACTCTTTTCCAGATATACCTACAGAAAAACATTCTTTTCTTACAGGACAGTTAGAGCATATAAGATCTACTGCAGGTCTTAGAAGTTCGTCTTCTTCATACTTGTCAAAGAATACATTTGTATCATAATCCAGGCATGAGGCATTATCTTTCCACTCATACTTATTCATGCTACCTTACATACTTGTCAGGTATTTCCCATCCAGTTCTAGAAACGACAAAAATCTTTTTTAAGTGCCAAGCATTATTTTTTAATGCTCCCTGGCTTGATGCAAAGGCCTTATCTGACCTAACCATCTCTACAACATCCCATCCATCCCAGGAAAGGTTGCTGTTCTTGGAAACAATTGCTTCCATTTTTTCAAGAGAACTAATTGATATCATTGTGTGTACTCCTTAGAAGTTGTATACGTTTGTGTTGATGTTTTTTGATCTTGACAAGTTTACTACTTTAGAAACTTGTTCTTTTGGATTAGCAACAAAAGCAAAGTGATTAAAACTATTTATGTTTTCTTCAATCCATTCAGGAGTAACTCTAAACAACTTAATAGACTTTCCTCTAGCCTTCATTCCTCTTTCAGAAAGATTTACAAATTCTGAGGCCATTGCGCTAATATTTCCTGGACCCGCAGTGTATAAATAAAACTCTTTTTCATCTTCTTTTAATTCAGATAAGGCAACTGCCATTGCTCTAAGAAAAATGTTATAGTTGGTGAAACTAGGCGTTCCCTGTACCCCTACTATCATTTTCTACTCCTTCTCTCAGTTTGTCCAAAATGAACAACATCTTGTCTAATTGTACCTTATCCATAGTGCTCGTGTCAACTTGTATTGCAAAGTCTTTGCTAATCAAATTATTGACCATTGGTGCTGTATAAAACCCATTGTCTTTGATCCAATAGGCTTCATTTTCAACAATAATAACTCTAACATTTTCTTTTTCTTGACGAATTTTTGATTGACTTTTTCTGTTTATTTTTTCAATATATTTTTTCCTCATAGAGTATTGATTATGAATCATAGATTGAGTCATCATAGGCTCATAAACTGTGCCTTTTTTAAAGAATACTATGTATCCTATTATTAATAACAAAGGAACAGTTAAAGCCAATGCTCCGTACAGGTTATTCATAAATGCCCCCAGGTAATGATTGTATCACTTTCTTTAAACCCTTAGTCTCCAGTTCATGGCTTTAGGACCCTGCTTTATCATTTGAAACATGTGGTGTTTATATTGTTCTGTTAGTTCTGCATAGATTTCTGGATTGACTAACTCAAGTTTATCTGTGATTGAATAAAGCATTTCGCCTTTTTCATCTATTCCAGCCATCTCTATGGCACCTTGCATAATTAAATGCTCTACCATTGCTTGACTTTTTATATTCATTACTTCCCCGATTTTATTCTTGCCTTCTTCAAAGCGTCAAAATCTTTGACCTTTGTTTCTCCCATGTATCCCCAAGCATGGCCATCATTGATCATCTTATCATTAATAGAAACGGTATCTCCATCAAGATAAACCCAACCAAGAATACGACCATATTTTTCTGAAGAATCTATCTTCTCGGTCTTGATCACTACAGACTTAGCACTGTCAATAGCAGCCTTCAAATAAGCCTTTGCTTCCAGTCCTAAAGCCTTTTCAGCCTTGTCTGCTGTACGAGACTCAGGTGTATCAATACCAGCCAGTCTGACTCTTGAACTAAAAGAAATGTCAAAACCTAAATCAATATCGACATCAATGGTATCTCCATCAACGACCTTTGTTACTTTCTTTACATAATATTCAAACATTTGTGCCCCCTTAGACCCAATACTTAATTATAGCAGTTGCTGCAAGAATTGACCAGATTATATTAAACCAAATAATTGTTGGTAATGTTTTTACTGTTGATGACCAAACTAAAGATAAACTGGTTATTAGTGCAAAGATGTATAGCCACCAAAACTGTACACCAAAAATAAGACCTGGAATAATAATTGCTGCCTTGGTCATAAAGGCAAAGAACTCTACCGTATTTGGTAGGTTCCAATAAGACTTATGCCTCATTGTCTTTAGAGCATTAATCCATTCTTTTCTAAATTTCATTTTAATCCCTCCAAAAATTGTCTATGATCTACACATTCTGAAACCTTATATGTCCTATAATTTTTGTGATAGTCGTACATGTCTATTCCTTTTTTGTACTCATCAGAAAGTTCTATGTATTCTTTTGCAAGATCTTTATTTATTTTATCTTGTGCTGAACCAACTAAGAACCAACTCTTAGAGTTCCAGTGATCCCCGTTGTCTCTGCTGCCTGGCATTCTTTTTTGCCAAACATCTAGTTTTTTCTTCAGTGCTTCTGGTGCATTTTCGTAAGAGAACTTATCCCAGAACGGTGTATCTTTTCTTAATGACATATAGTGAAAGTATATGAAATTAAGAATATCATCATTCATATTTACAATAATTTTATTAAACTCTGCTCTGATCTCAGGAGAGTTGTTGATTAGGAAGTCTGGACTAGCAAATATTTCTGTCAACTCTACCATGCTTACCCACAAAGATGTTGCCTCTAGTGGCTCCACAAAGTTTGCTGCCAACCCTACTGCTATACAATTGTTTTGCCAAGGCTCTTCAAATGCTCCTGGACTGAAACTGAAGCCACCCTTATCTTTTCTTGGGTAGTGAGGAACAAATCCTAGGAACTCTTCAACCTCTTTGATTGCTTCCTCTTCAGATATCAAAGATGAATCGTATACATATCCACAACCAAACCTATTCTGCAGAGGAATCTTCCACATCCATCCATACTTCATAGCAATTGCTTCTGTATATGGTGGAATCTTTTCTGTCATGTCAAGAAAGAATGGGATAGCAGAGTCTGTAGGCAAGAAGTCTGTGTAACTCTTCCACTTTGAATTAAATGTTTTTCCAATAATAAGCCTGTGAAATCCACTACAGTCAAACACAAAGTCGCACAGGATTTTAGATCCATTGTCTAAGTCTAAACTTGTAATGTTATTGTCTTGGTCTAGATGAACATTGGTTATGGTATTTTCAAATACTTCAATTCCTCTTTCAATACCTATCTCTTTAAATCTTGCTGCAAGTTTTGTTGCATTAAAATGAAAAGAAATATGTCCTATCTTTTTATAATCTGAAAGAGTCTTGCCTTCTTTATTTTTTTCAAGGACAAATGGGACTTTACTATTTTCTGAAATTGTTTCGGTAAAGTCTACATCTTTTAAACTATTATTTAATACTACACTTGATACAAGCATTGGACTTGAAGATAAAAACTTAGAAGAAAACGATTCTGTTCCAAGTGCCTCATCAGTAAATGAAAAACCATGGTAGTAGAAGTCGTCTTGGTTGTTCCAGTTAGTAAACCTAATACCATTCTTGATGGTTGCATCACAGTTCTTAACTAGGTCTTCAAAAGTAATATCTAGGGTTTCTAGAAATGCAGGAAGGTACGGTGTTGATCCTTCTCCTGCTCCTAAGATACCAATGTCTTTTGATTCTATTACTGTTACATTTGCTTTAGGGTACTTCTTTTTTGCTGTCAAAGCAGTAAGCCATCCAGCACTTCCACCACCAACAACAACTATATTCTTTGTCATTA